AGGCATAAGAATCATAAGCTGAAGCTTAAAAAAAAGCGCAATGAGCCCGAAAAATTATTTCGGTCCATAAGCGCATTTAAAGAATAGCTTAGGTTTTTATTTTGTCAAGGGGGCAGAAATTATTCGGGGAGTTTTAGGAATGCGAGACAAATTGCGAGAGGGGCTGTTGGCGCAATCGCTTCTGGCATAGAGAACTTATGGTCTTCATAAATATCGATTTCATAATAATTATTTAGCGCTGTTCCTTCACCAAATCGAACATACCATCGTCCATCATCTAATCGAACAATTGATTCAATTCCTGGAATCTCCCACGCTGCTTCGATGGAGGTGGAATAGTCCCTATAATTTTCTCTGTGGTCGCAATAATTCCGCTTGCACCAGCATGGTCCTCCGGGTTGCTTATCTGCCCCCAACTTCTTCGCCACACGTTCATTGATGTCTTGGAGTTCTTGATCAGTCATTTATCTTCCGGCTGAAGGGATCTAATTGATCTCTCTATACTTCGTCCACAATCTGGATGAACGTTGTAATTCAAACCTGATGCAATCTTAGCCGCCTTCTCTCTTCACGCGAGGAAACCAGATTTAAAACCGTCTGAATATTGTTCGTGTTGATGTTGCGAACAGGCGTTGCGGATCTCATTACGCCCAGCTTCCTCAGCCTCGCGGATCTGGGCGGAAATAAAAGTCAGGTCACCTTCTTCAGGTGTATCAGAATAAAACCAATCTTTTATGAGTTGAGCGCGTTCTTCTGGCGTCATAATTTCCCCGCTGATTTAAACCAACTTTTTAATGCGGTATCGAGTTCATTGATACGGGCTAAAAACCATTGAGGCATCTCAGAATTAGTTTTAGTTCCTTCAGTAGTAGCAACGTTATAAGCTACGGATACAGCTTCATCACAAACTTTCTCAGCGGCCTCGAGACGATTAAATAAGGCTGTTAAAGTTCCATTGTCAAGATGCCAACCACCGCTATGCGCTTTCAATCGCTTTAAATCGTCGTCGGTGAATGGGGTCATTCCATCCTCGCAATCACGACTCGGGGTTCTGGATCGCCTTCTTTCTGATATTGCTTGCAGAGTCCCTGACACACCCGCATCCGAATCACAGGAGCATCCACAGGAAGCCACCCACCATAATCATCGTACTTGCTCCAACGATGCACGCAGACGAGTTCGTTCATTTCAAATCATCCGTACACTGGACATCCATGCCCAGTTTCTTCATTTCTTTGGCTTCGCGAGTCGTGACGAGTTTTCCATGATACCAGCAAGTATTGGTGCAACCGGAGAGAAAGAGACAGAACAGAACAAGAATCACGAGCGGATGATCGAGAAGGGTCATATTCTACGCCTTGACCAATTCAATGTCTTGCAATTGAACATTCCCGAATGTTGTGGGTACTCCGATCGGAGATTCCCAGCGACCGTTAAAAAACAATACATCTTGCCCCTTGTCAGATCGTACCGCCAGTTTGCTTTTTCCCGACATTACAATATCGCTCAACACTACGATTATGTTTTTACAATTGGTCATAGAGATCGCCCTGTCGTTCCCAGTGTATTTTTGCCGCCATTGAGTCACGACTAGATTTTGACAACCACTCAACGAAGCATCCCCATAAGAATTTACGACCACATTAGTAATGCGGCAATCCGACAATTCTCGAAATCCGATGTCTCCATAGACATTGAGATTGCTAACGCTGGAGCAGCCTTTTCGTATCGATAGAGATCCGACAATAATTGAATTTGAAAAACGTAATCCATCGGAAGAGCTTGGTTGACCCATAAAGACAGCGGCTTTTTCGGAGAGTTTCTTGTCGAAATTCATTTCCGAAACAATCCCGTTTCCTGAAAATGACAAATAGAAAATTTCGCCGCCGCACAAAATCGTATTTTTTAAAAAAATCATTTTGCTACTAGCAAAACTCATGTTGGTTGTTTTCTTTGTCGATACCGTCGAAAAATCCCATGAACAGTCAATCACCGAAAGCCCGTCCATCATGTTTTTTGTGCCAGAATAAACGTACTGGTCGTTGAATTCACAGGAGGATAGAGTGATATTTTTACTACCAGGAGTGCTAGAGATTGTTATAGCACTTCCCCAATTCTTTACCGTCATTCCATGAACAACCGCATCTCTAACGCTATGAAGAATAATGGCTTCCGCGCCACCGCCTGCGGCATAATTCCCATTATCAATTGCCGAGCAACCAATCACATGCAAGTCATCGACACCCACGGCTGTAAAGAACTGCCCTAAAGAGAAACGATTATCGCAATTGATGAATGAAACACCTTTTATTCTTTTTTCATTATCGGTCGGATGACCTCCCAAGAAAACGCCTTTTCCACGAAAGTGACAAAAGGAAACATTTTCAAAAGAAAGATCTGTCGATGTTCCTGAAACGACTCCGTGCTGATTGGTCTCAAGTCCAGGCCCATCCACTCCGCCATTCAAAGCGATGTCCTTGAATCGGATAGTGTTTGCTCCATGTTCTATCCGAAACATGGCGTATTCAGTCGATTTCGGCGGAGGAGTCGAGTCAAGGACAAGAGTGCACCCCTGCTGGCCTATGAGAGTCGTTCCTGATCTAAGAGTGATGGAATGAAACACGATTGGCCATTTCATCCCTTCTTGGGCGGGAGGCCCCTTCATCGATGGTTTTAAGGGCCATTCTCCTGAAGGCAATAGAACTATCCCATCCCTGGATGAATCGATAGCCGCCTGTATCACAGACTGATTCACAAATGGATCTTTACTACTTAATTCAGAAAAGGCTATTTCGACGGCCATTTTTTTAACTCAGCCATCTCATGCGTATATTGAGAAAATGATGAATCATTCGGATTTGTCATTTCTCCTCGACCTCATGCGTACATTTCACCATCGACATCGTCACAACCCCTAGCAAGAGCTGAATACCGATCATATGGCACATCGAAATATAAAAGCCTACCCCTAATCCCATCCCTACATGAAATGAAAAGATCCAGCCCGATTTCATTTCTTTGTCGAATCGGTACATTTATCCTCCAAAGCGGCGAGAGCTTCACCTATTTCACAGTCACCGCTACACGGTAGAGACTTATCGTGAAGCTTTTTTGAAAGACTAGCTACTTTCCAGAGCTTTTCGAGAGTATTGAATACGTCCTCAAATGTTTTGTCAGACAATTCCAAGATACATTGTTTACGCAACTTCTCTATCTTCTTCTCGTCAATCATTTCTTCCTCTCAAACAAACGATCCAGCGAACTCTCTATATTCTTCGTCTTTCGATACCCCTTCCACACCGGCGGCTGAACTATCTTCGCTTTCCTCCTCTTCGGCAATTCACGCAAATTCACTCGACTCCCTCGTAATCCGATTTTCATCGCTTTAACCTCAAATGCTTCCCTTCCCGACGATATACAGGCTGGCCTGCTTCGTCGCTCGCTCATAAGACCACTTATCATGATCCATCAAATATCTTCTCTTCCTCAGCGCGTACGGAATCCTCCCAGGAATAAACGATATTCGCCAATAAAACCAATAACGAATCCCGTATCGCCTTATTTCCATGATCGAAAAAATAAAAAAATCTCGAATAAATGAAATCATCCGGAAGAAAAAACAAATTTAGAAAAAACTTTTTGCGAGGAGCGAGATATAATATTATTACTCACAGACAAATACGTTTGACTTACCGTTCATCGCCCCACCCTCAATCTCCGTCTCAAATCTTCAAGAACACCTGATTTCTTCTGATAACCTTGATTATGTTGCATATCTAATATTTCACAATCACATTGTATTTACGCATTGTTTTGTATTTTGGACTCATCAGATACTGGTGGTTGTGTGATTATTGTTTCATTATTTACGGTAATTTCAGGTTTTTGGTAGGTGTCTTTGATTATGAATGGAGTGCTAGCGCTGAGCGTGGTGAATCGTCTGCGCAGGTTTGCGCATATTCTGCAGCGCTCAGTTATCGTCATTTCGATCTTATTCTCTTTGTATTTCTCCAATACTCTCCATTTATGTTGATGGAAGTTTGGATGTTGTTTTTGATTAGACGTAAGATCCCCCATATCTCCGTAGGTTCTTTTCCCCTGAGGTAGATTGGTGATAAAGTCTCTTTGATTGATGGTCAAAGTCTATGGATCGATTCTTGCGCCAAGTACCGGTTTTTCTCACCGTGATTAGTCAGTGAGATCTTTGGAGCCATCACGCTCTCAGGAAAAGGTAGTTTCCTTCTTCGTACTCAGGGATTCTACGGTAACGCTGGACCTACGTTCTCCAGCTCCCATCGGCTCGATCAAGCCTTTTCAAGAAATTCATCAACTTCTCAAACTTCTTAGCTTTCGCATTACTACGTCGTTCAGGCTCGACAGGGCCTTCTCGATGCCATCCTACCGCTGCTTTGAACTTAACAGGGCCTGGCCTGCCTTTATGTCGAACTCGAAAGACGAACATAACTAGATCCTAACTCCATTTTCCAATTTGTCAAGAGGGCAAGAATTATCCTCGTCAGACCCTATTTGCATCACAAGGAATTAGTCCCAAATAAAATCTTAGTTGCTTTTTATTCTATTCTATGATAGACTAGCTCCATGGGAAATTATATTACTAAAGCGCTATACCTTGGGACTCCGGAAACCGCAGAAAAGCTTCTATCCGATATTGAATCTGTTCGTGGATCTCGCACGTTCGCTCAATTCGTCGTCGAAGCTATTAAAGAAAAGATCATTAAAGAAAAGACAAATTAACCCTTGACAAGATTAATAATCTATGATAGACTAGATTGTAAGAAAGAGATTAAAAGGGATAAAGGAGATTCAAAATGAAAAACAAATACCTATGTTCAGCATGCGACGAGATCAAAAGGATGGCCGACAAGGTTTTAAGACCATGGGACGAAACAGGCGAAAAGGACGTCTATATCTGCAAAAGATGCGCCATTTTCATGAAAAAGAACAAAATTAAATATGTCTTAACATTTGTTTATTATCAAAACTACTGCCCCTGCGGACCAGTGATAGGAGGAAAATTATGATGAATAATTCACCCTTTTTTCATTTAAATACAATAGGCTAGACTATATGAAAAGCTCAATCATCAAAACGGTCCCAAGTCTGGAAGTGATGTGGATGTATATGGCGGCTTACGAAGAAGCTGGAATGGAATGGGGAGGAAATTAACATGGAACACTACGAGCATTACGCAAAGATAGCCAAAATCATGCTTCAAGATGAACGCTTAGGCAACCTCTTAGCCGCTCTTTTAGTTCAGCTCGATCTTCGCCATCCAGATTGGGATCGCGTGACAGGAATTGCCAAAGAAATACAAAAGATTAGTATAAGCAAAGGACAAATCCAATGAAACGCCTAATGCTCGCCTTGATGCTGGCCGCTTTAACCGGATGCCACAAGAAACACAGGATTTTACAGCTTGGGAAGTCTTGTGACGATCAACCCTCAGGGAAAGCATTATTCGTGATTATGGGTCATTCGAACGCGTCTGGAAGGGCATCTATAACAAGTCAGGCCAATAATAACCGCATCACCATGTTCGCAAACGATAATACCTGGAAACGAGCTTATGCACCGGAAGACGATTCGGTCCATGAAGTCAGTATAGCCTTACGTGATCCTTATCCAGGCGGTGGACCTGGTATACCATTCGCTCAGGCCTTGCTAGGATCTCAGCCTGGGATGAACATAGGCCTAATTCCTTGCGGTCGCGGCGGAACGACCCTTACCGAATGGGCCTACCATAAAGACCTCTACGGAGATTGCGAAGAACGCGTCAAACTCGCTCAACTCTCTGACCCTGACTCGCATATTGCTGGCATTTTAGTCTTCTTAGGAGAAAACGACGAAGCTCCAGAAGATTCTAGACGTTCTCCCTCAACCTATCGCACTGATTTCATTGGTTGGCTGAATCACGTTAAACTTCAATTTCATGCCCCTATCCTTTGGACTCGTGTAGGAACTGCAACCATCGACCCCGATTTCCACAACTATCAAGTCATTCGTGACGCTCAAGATCAAATCAATTTTGAAGGTGCCACTCGTATCGATACCGACGACGTGGATAGGCAAGATTTAGCCCATTTCTCTGAAAGAGGCTATCAACAATTAGCAGATAAATTTGTAAAAGCTTATCTCAACACATTTTGCGATTGATCTTTATGAAATCTTCATTTTGACACAAAGTTTCCTTTACTTTCTTTTCATCAAATTGTTTAAAAGCTACTCGATTGTTACAACATTCAAAAGGGGATACTGTGACGATGAGCATGAAACGACGATGCCCTGTTTGTAAATCGAAGTTCGGATATTTTAGATTCTCAACGGATGAATGGGTATGCAGACAATGTGGAGAGATTTCGAAAATCATCGTCGAATATACGAAAATGCTTGACATGGTTAAAAATAATTGTTGAAATTCGTCGAAGTTAAATGGAAATCAGAAATATGAAAACTACACTACACTCATCTTTGCTCAATAGGTCTAATCTGGTTTGCAAAAACCCTGATTTCCAGCCTATTGAGCATTATTTTTTTCCCACCAAATCAATACGAATCCAAAATCGTTACAACACTCTCACACACAATCCAACATTGTATTACTTATCGGAAGTAAGGACCCCAAGTCTAAAATCGTCTACAACCCGTTTAATTTTTGATTTAACGCGCTCATTTCTGTTTTTCACACTCACACACACCCTCTTTTTTTTCGTAAAGCCTGCCTTAGTTGTATCTGAGAGGTGGATTATGCGCGCCAAATGGACGAGTTATGAGCGTCAACTTGCGGTCTATCGCATTCAAAGCAAGATCGCTGACTTTATCTACGAAATGGCCGGAGAAATCCGGTATGCCGATAAACCCGCTGATCTGACCTTCCCGATCATTCGGCTTTTATCGCTTTGTAAACACTTGATTGAACTGAGGTATTTCTGGATTGAAAAGGGCTTAGGACTCAAGACGGAAGATCGCGGCAAATACCCGCATTTATGAACACCATGGATCGATTAAACGGTTTTCCAACCATGACAAAAACGGAAATAAGTGATTACAAGCACTGCCGCTCTGTCCTTTGATGACTTTCTGACAACGGCGACCTGGGATACAAGGTCAAGCGGACTATGAGCCGCCCCGAATACCGGTGGGAAAGGGAAAAAAATTATGACTTACGGACTTGCTGGTCCTCGAAATCAAATCGAGTGGAATAAATGGAATTTGGATGCTTTTTGGGAGGAAGTAAAGATCCCAAGGCAAATGAAAAATTCGGGATATCTACTCGCGGTTTTGAAGGAATTCTCAAATCGAACTATTCCCCCGTATTGCTTTAAAAGAAGGCCTTATGAAAAAGCAAGAAAGACGAAAGGGATTATTCGTTTAAGAGCCCGCAAGAAATATTCAGCCTGTTTCTGTTGTTTCAAAGTTCTTCATCTCGGAGATCTAGGGCGCAATTCCGTTATTCATCACATCCTTGCAATTAAAAACGGTGGCTTAGATTTAAAAATTAATCGCACTGTTCTTTGCAATCTATGTCACTCAAAGATTCATCCCTGGCTAACATCCCAGGGAACAAAGAAAGTCAATGCATTTGAATTGAAAAAAGAAGAAAAAGATTTAGACAACGCTTTTAAAAATGCAATTGGTGAGGACGATGTATGAGAAGCGAGTACGTCTATGTAACAAAGACAAGCCCTGTATTGGAGAAAAGAAGTGACTGAGTACCGCATACCGAACAGTCGAGATGAGAAGCAATGGGCCGCGTGTTTGATCCTAAGTTACAAGACCATCAAGGGGTTTGAATATGACGATAGAGATTGGGACAAGATTCACTGGGCACGTACCGCAAAATCCGCAAAGCTTCTTCTTTCCGTTTGTAAAAACCTTCGAACCGCGGACACGTGTTTATGCGAACTCGGAGAGAAATTCAACGAAGAAGGGTTTACTTGGACGTTTGAAACGATCCTTAGGCATTCCACAGACTGGATGTTATCCAAAAGGGGTAAAGATGAGAACCGAAGTCGCCAGAGGTTTCTTAACGCTATTGCTCAACAAAAAACAAAGGGATTGGATGCACAACACGGAGAACTCGCTCCCCCTCAACCGATACTTAACACCCTCCGAAGTGTACTTGGCGTTCCCAAGCTTGCCCAAGAAGCCAATATCAGACGAACAGAAAGACTCGATGGAACATTGCTGGGGCCAATTCTGGAAAACGAAACAGATGGAGACTGATGATTTCAATAACAAGTCAAAACAAAAACAGTTGCAGGAATGGGAAACGTGGGTTCTGAAACATTTTGTTGAACCTCTTCCCGAATTACAAGCCGCTAAAAGCGCGTGGGGTGACTAATGCTGTTCTTTCTTGAGTCCTTTCTGATTTTTTGTGGTGTTGTTTTCGTCATCTTGATGATGACTGTGATTGCTCTCGGAGCATTCTTAGATCGAAAAATGGAGAAACGCTAATGCCTAAAAAAACATTCAAACGAAACAATCCGTACCTGATCGCCGAAGGAATTGAAAAACGAATGAAGAACGCATCAACTCTGAGCAAGCTTCAGAAACTCAAAGTATGGCTCTGGGAAATCGTTTAGTTAGAACTTGGGAATCGGATCTTCGTTTCTGTCGATTATGTCCGAACGCATTTTGGGCTTCTCCAGATTCGAAATGGGACTTGTGTGATTACTGCATCGCAGATGATCCATGCACACTATGTTACGAGGGAATAAATCATGACAAATGCACTGACAGTGAATGAACAAACAGGCGAAATAACAGAGAGTATGCCACAAATACTTGCTCTTCAAGATGTTAAAGATCAGATCAATCTGATCCAGCAAGTTATGCGCTTCGCAATGAAAGAGAAAGAACACTACGGGACCGTTCCTGGATGCGGTACCAAGATGGTTCTTTTCAAGTCTGGGGCTGAGAAATTGTGTTTAACGTTCCGTATGGCCCCCGACTTTAAAATCGAAACTATAAATCTAGAAAACAATCACAGAGAGTATCGTGTTACGTGCAACATGACGAATATTAAGACAAAAGAATTTTTAGGATCGGGGATTGGTAGTGCTTCGACGATGGAAAGCAAATATCGTTATCGTGAAGATTCTCGAAAATGTCCTAAATGTAATCAAAGCGCTATTACCAAGGGGAAAGCTGAGTATGGCGGAGGTTATTACTGCAATCCAAAAAAAGAGGGATGTGGCGCAAAATTCAAAGACAAAGATCCTCAGATCGAATCTCAAAAATCAGGGAAAAGTGAAAATTCAGATATTGCCGATGTCTATAACACCGTCTTAAAGATTGCCAAGAAAAGAGCCCTTGTGGATGCTGCCTTAACCGCCACCGCCGCAAGCGATATCTTCACGCAAGACTTAGAAGAAAACTATTCTTCCCCCACTCAGCCACAAACGAATAAATTCGAAATCAAAAAGAAAGAGGTGGCGAATGGATTATCCGAATCAACTACTGGACGAGATAAACACGACTCAAATACAGAGATTGATTCTTCAGTTGAAGAGGGAGCTGGGTCTGTTTTTGGCAGTGGAAGAAGAACTGAAGAAATCGAATTCGAAGCGCCCAAAGAAGAAAAAGAAATTGAAAAAGTCCAAAAAGTAATGAACGGAAAGATCACAGATGCTCAACGCAAAAGAGTGTTTGCGATTATGAAATCCGCTGGACTTGGAGAAGATCAAGTAAAGGCCTATATCATTCAACACTTTTCCAAGAATTCGACAAAAGATCTTCACTGGAAAGAAATGAATCAATTGGTCGAATGGATGCAGAATCAAGAATCTCCACTCGTGGGTGAATAACAATGGATGCAAAAAAGAAATCATGGGGGCAAATGATGGAAGAACTTTTGAAAATTAAAACAAAAGAGAAAGCCAAAGTTTGGTTTGCGAAAGAAATTGAAAATCATTCAAAAGCTTTTCAAATTACTCCCGAAGAATCAGAAAAAATATTGAAACCTTCCTTAGGCTACATGATGGGCTATTACGATAAAAGGACAGCCATGAAATTGAAAAATCTTTTAGATTTGCAACACCCAATATTCCCGACGATAGGTATGTGAGTGATATGTTCGATAGGAATGAATCAAAAATAATAGTCCCTAATCCACCGTATCCACCATGCAAGTGTAACAACGGAACCCTTCTCCCTGTGATTGCTCCGGTGGAATACGTGAGCATGAATAGCGGATTAACTCAACTGGATACTAAAAATTCACAATTGTTCTGGAAATGCAGCCACTGTGAGAATCTTGTGAAATGAATTCCGTCTACTCCGATCTTCTCGAATGGACCATCAATGCGTATCACGGTCTTATGACTGAAGTTCAGACTGATACGACAGATTACGAGAAGCGGATTAAATGGACTGAAGAAATGGATAGGCGATTGAAAGAACTGAATGAGAAATTTAATGAAACACATTGACCCAATAAATTTCTTATTTTTTATCCCGTTTTGCTGGTTGGTAGTAATATTGCTATTCATTTTTGCTGCTCCCGCCGACCCTATGCCAGAAGAGTGTATCCATGATTATGAGTACAAAGGAATTCGACATCTATATAGAGAATGCGTGGGGAAGGATGAAGCAAATTGGTGGCAGTGTAAAAAATGCAAAAGAGTAAAGTCGGAGTTTTTATGGTAGTTCGCCTTCGAAAATATCCTGATTGGATCTGTTACGAGTGCGGAACAAAGTACGGGAAGATTAAATCTTTATGTGCAACGTACCATCGAGAACTTTGTCCCGTATGCAAGAAACGAAAATCTGTGACGCAACCTCGAGACTTTGGTTATCCAAGAATTCCTGGTTTTAAATACTAAACATGGGGATTGAAAGAGTAATTTCAGAAAAAGGTCAGAGACATTCAAGGTTTTTTGGGATTAAATGCAAATACCCTGATGAAATATTTTGGACAGAAAGAATCACCTATTGTTGTGAAATTTGCGAAAAAAAAGAAACTTATTCATACAGCGTTAACGAGTATTTAAATACGCCTACCATGGTCCGTAAAAAAATTGACGACAAAGACATGTCCTTTGAAAAGATTTCATGGGGATACAGAGGTTACACTCTATGGATTTGCAAAACTCACACTGAATTAGAAATCGACAAAAAAGTCGATGAGTTAAAGAGAAAAGAAAAACGATGATGCCCGAAATAGTTTTTAAAGAAGATACGCATCAATATTTTGTCGATGGGGTTGAAAAGATTTATCCCTCTAAAGTATTAAAAGAACTTCACCTGACGAAAGAATACGGCGCAATAGATCCCGCTGTTGTAGAGAATGCGGCGATGCGTGGAAGTGCTGTGCATAAGCTTTTGGAATACAAGACCAAGGGAGAACTAGATCAATATGAGATACCAGAAGAGCTTAGACCCTATCTTGATGCGCATGAACTCTTTTTACAGGAAACGAAATTTAAAGCTGATCCGACAGCGTGTGAACTCAAACTATACAGTGCTCATCACGATTACTGCTGTACTCTTGACATTGTGGGCATTCTCGACGGCGAAATAGTCGTCATCGATTACAAAACAAGTAGTGCTCACGATAAAGCCGTAGAACTTCAAACCGCCGCACAATTCATTGCTTACAACGAATGGCATCAAATTCATCCCGCCATGAAACGCTACAGCCTACAACTTAGAAAGAACGGGAAATATACGCTTCGAGATCATTCGAACGTATCGGCATTCCTTTGGATCGATGCACTCAAACTGTATCGATGGAAGACGACGGAGAATAAGCGTGGAAAAAGAGAGGTTATGCCTGACGTGCAAAAGGAAAGTGAAGGCTCTGGTGAAGTTTACGAAGATGGGAGTACAGTTCAAGCGTTGCCCTGACTGTGCACGAATTTCTAAAGAGAGATTCGAGGATGCCATTCGCATCGAAACAGAAAAAATTACGGACTATGGGTCAATCTGACATGAACGAAGAACTAAGGCTTTTACTGAATGGTATTTCCCCAGGGGCTATTGGATTCTTCATCCTTATTCTTCCTCGTCTTAAAGAAGGTACTCCTTACGGATTCTGTGATGAAACCATTGAAGATTTAGGGCATGAACTCCGAATCAGCATCAGCACAGTTGGAAAATACATGAAAGAACTTCGACGGAAAAACATTATCAAACACAGCCGACGAGGGATATTTTATTCCCCCATCGTCGTCAAAAGGATCTTATGAAATGCGAAACATGCGGTAGAAAGTCGGAGCACATGACGAATATTCCCATCATTATCGGAAATCTTGAAACCATCGAACCTCAATGTGATGAATGTATCGACTTAATAAGACTCCAAAAAGTAGATCAATGGATGAAGGCGGAATATAACTAATGTCACTCGGATACTTTGCGCTCTTTGGATTACCTAAAGCTGAAAAGGAATGGAGATTTCATCCCGAACGTAAATGGCGATTTGATTATGCGTGGCCAGATAAAAAGATTGCTGTAGAAGTGGAAGGCGGAGTTTGGTCAGGCGGTCGCCATACGAGAGGCGCAGGATTCATTAAAGACATGGAGAAATACAACACAGCGACCGTCATGGGATGGAAAATACTTCGCTGTCAGCCTAGTGATTTGAGTATTCGCAAAACTCAAGTCGGAGAAGCGTTAAAGGTGCTTCTCGGAGTCGCATGACGGATGCTCTCCTGATGGTCGGAATTGCGTTTAAGCAAGCTCAAAGCGCAAAGATGATGGGATTGCTTCCCCTCGCATTTTCCCCTCACGATTGGTCATCTTTGTTGCTTCTAGGGGCGGTTGGTATGGCGATCTGGGCTTATAAGGTACTGGGAAAGAAGAAGGAGATTAGATGGATCTCTGACTCTGATCTAGGCGACTATAACGAATTCATTCATCAGTCATTGAAAGGGCTTCCGGTTCCGAAAGAAGGAGAGATTTACCATGACGCTCCTGAGCCTTTTGTAATGGTCGGAGCACATTATTTACCTATCGGCAACTGTAAGCTTATCGTTTTATCCAAAAGACCTAAAAGGCAATGGAAAAAACTCTTCGAAAACAATCTGATGGAAAACGGAATCATGCTGATTATTGAAGGACATGAAGATAAAGATTACAGGATTGTTGAATGTATACGAAAGAAGTCCTACTACAACAGGGATTGGTGAATGAAAATGATGATACGACACGGTGATGTAATTGTGCACAAAGTTGAAGAAATTCCAGAAGATGCGAAGGTTATTAAAGATCGCAACTGGTTAGCTTTAGGTGAGGTGACAGGTCATGCTCATCGAGTGGATATTGTTGATAGTTTATTCGAAACAAAAAACGGGCAACTGTATTTGAAAGTAAATAAGACAGCTAACCTAACGCACGAAGAACACAAAACAATTGTTCTAAATCCTGGAGTCTATCGAATAGTGATTAAGCGTCAATATTCCCCTAATGGTTGGGAACGGGTGGCTGACTAATGATCGAAAAACTTACAGAAGAGCAAGAATCACTTAAATTAATTGTTCGCGATGAATGGATTAATTTTTGTTTGGGTGGAGATACATCTATAGATAGGGATATAGCAAAAAAAGGAATAGATTGGATTTATTCTTTGAATAATCTTCCACCGCCTAAGTATTATGCGTTTGCAGAAGGACCATTAGCTGCTCAATTAATTGCGAATGTTTTTCCATCAGTTTGCAAATCTATTAAATTGCCAATAAATAGAGATTCTGTCAGTGAATCTGTCTGGAATTCTGTTTGGGCTTCTGTCAGGGAGTCTGTCAGTGATTCTGTCGGTGATTCTGTCGGTTATTCTGTCAGGGATTCTGTCGGTTATTCTGTCAGTGATTCTGTCGGTTATTCTGTCAGTGATTCTGTCGGTGATTCTGTCGGTTATTCTGTCAGGGAGTCTGTCAGGGATTCTGTTTGGGCTTCTGTTAGTGAGTCTGTCGGTGCTTCTGTCAGTGAATCTGTCGGTTATTCTGTCAGTGATTCTGTCGGTTATTCTGTCAGGGAGTCTGTCAGGAATCCTTATGAATATCCACTACTTACTGCTTCAGATTCTGGATGGACTGCTTTTTACGATTATTTTATGAGAATTGGTATCAAACATCCTTATTTTGAGAAATATAGAGACTGGATTAAATCAGGACATTGGGAATGCTTATTGTTTAAAGATCTGGCAGTCATTGTTTGTCGTCCATCAAGAATAACAAAAGATGAAAGAGGACGATTACATAACGATAAAGGATGTTCTGCTGAATGGCCTTCAGGTGAAAAACATTGGTTTTGGCATGGGACCAGAGTCAATGAACAGATTATTTTAAAACCTGAAACTATTACAAAGAAACAAATCCTTGAAGAAAAAAACAGTGAGGTTTCAAGAGTCATCGCAGAGCGTTTAGGATGGGAAAAATATCTTGGAATTATTGGATCAAAGCTTATTGATAAATGGTTTGACGAAACAACGTGTTGCCACTATGAACTTTATGACTTCGAAAAACGAAAGGGGTCTATGCAACCTCGTCTCTTAAAGATGGAATCCCCTGAATGTAATGATGGGACGAGACCCTACTATATTGAGCCAGTCCCCCCACAAATGAAGTCTTGTAAGGCGGCTCGACGGTGGCAATGTGATTCTTTAGGCGAAGATTACAAGGATAAGCCTAATGAATGGATAAAAGAATGTAATGAAAGACCTGAACTTGTTTTTCAGATAGAGGCTTAAATGAGACGATCTACTTTGCTAACTGACTTAGAATGGGAACGATTTAATAACATCAAGAAAACTCTGAAAGCGTTCTCAAAAGAACGGGATACTAGTACATGGGAAGCTAAATTCTTCATTACAATCGATGAAAGATTGTTAAAGGAATGTAAATGAACCAACAAGAATTTAATCAGATCCTTGAATCACGCATACAGAAGATGCGAGACACGCTCTCATCGAAAGCATCGGAATACGCTCGAGGCGATAGGCTGTCTAACTTTAAAGTTGGGGCTATTCCTCTCAAGATTTCTCCTGAGAAATATCTCATATCCTTGTGGATGAAGCATGTGATTTCGATTTGTGATTTCGTGAATGATTTAGAGAATGGATCAATCGCTAAGCCAGAGTTATGGAATGAAAAGATTGGCGATGCGACGAATTATTTAGTCTTGCTTGATGCGTTGATTATGGAAAGACATGGGCAATAAATATTTATGAAAATATTGTTTATTCAAATTCTTATTTGTGCGGGTTTACTTGTCGTTCTTCCGGTTCTTATTGCGGTTTATCTTGCGGCGGTGTTTAAATTTGGTTCATGGGTATTCTTTAAAATTTGTCTGTAAGTAGTTTCATGGACAATAAATTTGGGGATTGGGCCGAAAACGGTTCACGAGATAGCGTGGTAAATGTAATCCGACATGGTCCGGGAAACAGGAGTTGGAATCGCGTGAAGACACGGAGATCCCCAATTCATTTTGCAATACGGTATAGTCCGTCTAAAGAACTGCGTAGCGGTCACATTGCAACGGCTTAACTTGGGTCGTCAGGAGGGTTAGACCCCTCTCAAGCCAATTTGGAGGAGTGATGGAAATGGATGAAAATGAACAATTTTTCTCTTCTGAGTATTTTCTGACTACTTTATGGGAATGTGGCAATTGCCGAAAGAAGTTCACGGGGAGATCTATTAGAGATCATGTTCTGGAATGTCCTGTAGGTGACACAATAAAGTGGCAAATTATGGAAAAGTTTGGAGGATATGAAAATGACTGAAAAAGCAGTTTTAGTGACGACTGAACATGGTGGAGTATTTTTCGGATATTTGCGAAATGACCGTGATTTACCAAACAGTGTTACTCTAGGTAAGGTTAGAAACTGTATTTACTGGTCCGCTGATATTGGTGGATTTCTTGGACTTGCTCAGATTGGACCTTCAAGCAAATGCAAAATAGGAATCCAGGCTGAAGAGATTACGCTTTATCACATCACGAGTATTGCTCCCGTATCTGAGCCAGCGGAGAAATTATGGAATTCTTCAAAATTAAATCTCCACGAAACAGAGTAAACATTTTCAAGGCTGAAGGTTTTGGGCTAATTGGATCTCAGGGTGGATCGGACGAATTAGGATTTGGATTTCAACCGGATAGAGTTTTATCTCATGGATTTGGAGCAGGTCTATTCGAATATGGAAGACCATTCGGGTATAGCGGGAGTGATGAAGATTTCGTAAATCAACACAGTCGATATGAATACAATCGATTTTGGGAAGGATATTGGGAAGATATTATTAAAGACGCAGTGGAAAAGAACGTATCAGCATATTGTCTTGATGTTCACCAATAAAAAGCCCTAGCTTCATCCCGCTACAAGATGTCACTAGGGCTAAAGATTAGCTGATCTTTGTATCAGCAGTAATTCTTGTGTAAATACCAATAGCTCCGAGAAGAGAGAAAACCCATTCGGGAACTGAAGGCCATCCGAATTGAGGGGCTAGCGACAAATACAATCCCATCAAAGCTGTAACAACGCCCGTCCATACATTTTTTGACTGAAACCACTTCTTTGTTTCCATAGGTGAATCCTCCAGTTTAATTTTATTCTTGATGAACTTTCCGATGATAACTGCGATAAATTTAGGCATTAGATGGACGGTCCCCAGGCATAGAAATCAGGGAGATCTCTAAAGGCCCAGTTCACTCCTTTTGAAATAGCAACGTCTTTCCCCACATTCATGACACTTGGTACTTTCCCATAGCGACCTGAGAACTTATCCTTACCAGGCCTTACTACACACACATGACCATGAGGACTATCTTTCTGTACCGCTAAGATAAACGTGCCGAGATTGGCCATTGCTTGAGTATCCTGCATCAACACTTTCTTCCAATTCGATGAAGCACTAACAAGATCGCAGATATCATTGGCCATAAGACCATTAAGGTCATGGCATCCCATCTTCTCGGCAATTTCGCTCACCACTAAATTACAGAATGTTCTTCCCCCTTCGGGGTAAAAGACTCCCTGTCCTTCAGGACGAATCACCGCTCTGTCGTAGGTTTCGCAAATCGCATCGATGAGCAAGTTTCTATCTTTCACGTTTGTGTAGCCTGTCCATTGAATCGACTGGTTTATCGTAAGGGACTTCGATCCGAACGCCGCACTTACAGATTTCAGTGCGTCCCATAGGCTCATCGAGAAGCACAATCATCATGTCGTGGCATCTGGGACATAGCATTAGTTCCAATGCCTTTGAATAAAAGCCGCAATGCTTTTTCCGATAACACCCAAAAATGAAGCCATGACAATAATGATTGCCCACGTCGCTACTTTAAAAGGACCATTCACTTTGTGAACGAATTCTTCAAGTAGCTCAAGCCTCGTATCGACACGTTTCCATCGATCACGAGTTTCAGCCATGAAGTCATCTAACTTTTGCTCTGTCCTAGCGGCTATTACGTCATCCATTCGTCGTTTATCGTCCATGCTAGTCAATGGGAGTATCCCTAGATGTCAACCTCGCAACAGCTCCTGGAAGAGATGCGGTAGAGACGCAAACCGCATCAGTAACACAATCCGAGCAGTAATAAAGTTTCCCAGCCGCTGACGGAGTTTGAGACTTTAGCTGTGCTTTCGTTTTCGTTGTTGCGAATGTATCTACAAAGGCGAGAGGCCTAGAACCACCTGAAGCTGTTTGGGTAAGAGTCTTATCCGTGTTGTCTGTTGTAGACCACAGGTCATGCGTCCAGGAAGCTCCTAGAGTATTTGGAGCCTTGAACCCTATTGTTGAACCTGCGGTATCCTCAAGCTTAACGGTTCCCGTAGACTTCACGATAATACCGGGATTCCCGGAAGCAATGGATTTAAACTCGACTATTCTTTCAAATGAATTGTCGGATGAGTTACGAGTCGCCCAATAGGAAGTCCCGTTGTTTATTCCAATCTCAAACTTCTTATTTGTCTGATCGGTTTCTACAAACTCGAAGTTAGGGTTCGGAGAATCAACCCGAATCTCTCCGTTTGAATTCGTGTCATTGCGAAGGATGCGGATGAAGTATCCACCGTAAGCGGTATTAGTGGAAACAATGGTCATCATCGTATTGGCTGAGTTATTTGTCTGAGCATCGCTGTTATAGACAATGACCCCATTGCTCGTGGATTGGCTAATATTGAACTTGATTCCCCCATCAGTCGCCGCGAATGTCGAGGCAATATTAACCCCTAGATTACCCGTAGGCTCTACGTCTAACGTAGAAGCTATGCAGTAGCTAGAAAGTAAGATCAAAGCCGATAAAAGCTTTAATCTCACTGTTGTCCTCCGACAACATATCCCCACATGTTGAAATTGACCAATCGAGTTGTATTCCCACACGGAAAAGAAAGCGTTGAAGGAAGTGGATAATTTGCCCCTGAACAGGATTGATACCCTGAAAACTGAGAACTCGCGCCTGTCGCAGAGCCCAGTGTTGCGGTTGTGTTGTCGACTGACATACACATCCAGTACACGCCAGGAGCTAAATTAAACCTTGAGGATAAGGCTAATTGCGCTCTTCCTGCGGCTGGAACAGCTACTCCTCCATTCGACACCATCCTATTCCCGAAGATGTCATAGATCCCAACATCCATATTTCCGCTGGCTACGTTCACATGAACAGCAATCGTACTAACCATGACAGGGACTTGGGTTGTAAACGACCCGCAGACGGCAACGTTATTTGTCCCTATCGTATTGGCTGACGTTCCCTGGAATCCAGGTCCAACGAAATGAGGAGTAATTTGAAGACCTTGCCCCCATGGAATCCAGTGACCCATGCCATCAGCCATGATCGAATCGGTTTGCATGAAGGCATTAAGAGTTACTGATCCTGTCCCGACAATTACATCCGTTCCGCTGGAAAGAACAACAACGGTTCCTGACGTTTTATCCACTTTTGATATGGTCAAAACCCTTCCCTTGTTGAAGTAATCCGAAGCGGGGAGCTGCACGGTTAATCCTGCGGCGGTAGCAGAAGCCAGAACGACGGTTTCAGTCGATGTGATGACGTAATTCGATGTCTTTGGAGAGAAGTTTGGATAAGACAAAGAACCTCCAATCTTCTGATTCCCCTCCCCTACTGTATTGATGATGGACGACATTTTCATGGCATCTCTCACCGTCGCTGTCCGAATTCCACTGTCTTTAATGTATTGGCATATCGCCGTAAAGCTGGATACTTGATAGTCCAAAGTATCTGAGGTAGTTACGGAATCATTCATCTTATGGAAGATAAGGATGAGCCATTGTTTGTCGTTCTTGGCTCTGTCAATGTATCCGGCGACTGTCGCTGTAGAAACAGAAGGACTCATTAAAACAGCCCTAAGTTTCATAGGGTCAGCGGGTGGAAGAGTTTCCATCCAAGGACTTGCAGAGGTCGGTTGAGTCATAACGGTACGCCCAGTCCTGAATTGTTTTCCGGTTCGAGCAATCACATCAGGGCTGACCGCCCCGTTTGGATAAGCGAAGTTATCTGCACCATCCGACCAATTGTTCTGAACAAGAAGGTTCTTCGAATTCAATAGATCGATATCCACTTGACCAGTAGTAAGCGTTGTTAAATTCGTCAACGCATGTCCTGCAAGTTCCCATCCATTGATATCGTGGAGAGCCTTTGCTTGAGCCGTTGTCATATACGAAGAATTGGCATCAAGCGTTTCTTTAATCATGTAGGCGGTTGCTGGAATGGAATAAGACGAAAGAACAGGAGCCATCTTCGTGAATTGCGTAACCCATCCATCATCCATCGTAATGCTGACAATACCTTGAGAAGGTTCTGGAATAGTCGCGAGTCCGCCAAGCCAGAAATTCATTGCTCCTGATGGGTTGTCACGCACTACTAGCTGAACTACTTTGATTTGATCTCTTGGAACTGTTCCGACTCCTACCGTTGTTCCACTCCCCCATGGGACCGTAACTCGTGTCCACGTATTCGTAGAGATATACGGATAAGTAGAGAAATATCCACTGTTGCCTATATTGATCTTATAGTACGGTGAGAACGTTGTATCCGTAGCTAAATAGAGTTCAAAGCTACCGTTCGTCATCATGTTGTCGAATTTCACATAGGCACTAATGTACTTTCCTGTAAAGTCGATAGGATTCGTGAATGTTTTACGAAGTCTTGTCGCTACACCATCCCCAGGCTGTGAAATATTCCATGAGGCTGAACCAATGGCATAGGTCGACGTATCAATCGTGAATGTTCCATTGCCTGAAGCTTTGGCAAACCCGTCAGCACTTTGACAGCTTGTGATGAATGTCTCTTGCGGATACGTCGCAAATGATCCTGACCCCGAAAGAGAAGCCCCTGAAGTGATTTGCCGAGATCCATCAGGAAACTTTATCCCTAGCGTCGCATCCCCATTAATAACAAGAGCATCTCTATCATTAGTTGTGTCATTCTGAGTGATGGTCAGACCGTCTACATTTGCCCCATCAGGAACTGTTATTTTTGCAGGTCCGATAGATTGCGCTTGCTTCGCATGAACTGAAGTTGCAGCAAGTAATAGAGCAATGAGTAGTTTTTTCATGTTAAGAACCGCTTATCGTGACGTGAACTAAATCAGCGATATCCTTTGTTAGAGTAGGTTGAGAATCCGCGATTGCCTGAATGTACGCCCGAATGTCTGAAGCCGATGTTCCAACAGCAAACGAAGGCGTAATGTCTGGAAGCCGATGCACTCCGTCGAATATTTCGGCGACTAGAAATAGATTCGTTCCATCGGTGGAGATACTTCGTATCGTAACTTTGAATGGGTTGGCCATAAATATTCCTTAACGGATTCTTATTCCGTTGTAATTAGGATCGTTCTTTGCCCTATCTACTGAATCTTCAACCATTGAATCGTGAGTCGTCATTCCTCTCTTCTCTGCGCGTCTACGAATTAGTTCTGTCATGGCTTCTTTTGAACCTATAGCCATTGAAGGACTGGAGACAATGGGAGCTAACGCTCTTGCACCTATTCCCGCCACCGTTGAAGCTACTCCTGACACTGCTGGAGACATAACGGCCCCAACCATCTTTCCAGGTACACCCATATTCTGAAGAGCTGCAATAATTCCCATCTTGAACGCTGATGCTCCTCCGTACTTATTCTGAGGCATTAAATTTCTTAGAGATTCGGCCATTCTTCCTCTGACGTACATGGGATCTGCCTTCGCAATATTTGGGTCAGTCTTTGCAATAGCATCAGCCTCTTGACGCATCGGTATTAGTTCGTCAGGGATTACACTTTTCTTACTTATTAAGTTGCTCAAGGCTTTTCGATACATCAGAGCTTCGGCAGGCTCTAATTTCCCACCTTTTGCCATATATTCTTTTGCTGTATCAACGATGTCCGTAGGCTGATATAAACCTGTGAAAATGCTTTCACCTGGTTGCATCTCTGCTCTTGCAGCTTGATACAAAGGCCCAGTTGCTGCTTTTCCTGGAGCGCGAATAAGTGAAGAATCATTAAAGGCAGCCCTCATAGAACCTGGGACAGCCCCTGTCATTTGATCCATTTGATTCGCTAACCCGCGTCCGGCGGCTTGGGCTAATGGTATAGCTCCCTTGACAATATTCGCTGCCCCTGCTGTCAACAAAGAAGCTCTATTGATCATGTTAGGAGCAACTTGAGACAGAACACTTGCGGATACGCTTGGATAATTAGCCACAACATCGCGAGCAAGATTTCCAGTTATCTCAGGATTCGGTTTTGAGACTTCCGATAATTGCTCTAAACCTCTCTGAGCCATTTGTGACGGTACCTGAAGCGCATCCCAAGCTTTTCTTCCAATCGACTGATCTGAATGGAGTAGACTAGTCGCCTCAGGAAATGATCCACTCATATCAGGCTGATCTGATCTATTGGATTGTTCCTGTTGCGCTTGCTCTTGCTCTAATCTGAGACGGAATTTAAATTTCTGTTCCTGAGAGAGTTCCATTTATTTACCTTGAGCTGCTTTCCATGCCTGATAAGCAGCTTCCTCATCTGGATTTTCGTAAGGTGCAATAATCCCTGTGTTTTGATTTTGAGAAGAAAAGTTTGTAGGCAGAGACAACGATTTCAAGAGTTCGTCTGGTGAAATCTTTCCGCCATATTGGTTCGATTTTCTTGTTGCTCTTTCTCTGGCAACGCTGGAGATTCGACTAGCGGCCGATCCTTTGATCGTATTGACCGACTGATTTAAAAGCTCCAATTGATCTTTAGGAAGTTCTCCGGTTGCTGCTACGCTTACAAAACTCTTGAGTCTTCCAATAAGAGATGGATCTAAAGACTGCCGAGCAATATCTGAATCTGTTAACGCTCCTACTTCTCGCGCAATGGCCCTAGCCTGTTGAGATTTCAGAGGACCAGTCATAGCTTTGTTGTATTTCGATATTTCTGTTCCTATCTGGTCAAGCGTTGCCAACATTGTTCTATCTGCTTTCACAACAGGATCAGAGTCAAATCCATTAACTTCTGTTTGCCAATCTTTATACTCCGAAGGATTCAATGTTTTTTGAAGAGGGTTTAAATTTGTTCCTGGGAATTCTACTGATGTCGCTTTCCCTCCCGCAACGGGAACCCGGATTGGATTTCCGTAAGGATCAGCCATGACTCGGACATTTCTAGACTGAGCTGACAATGCAGCCCCTGCCAAAACTCTTGGAATCCCATTGGGAAATACGCTTTGCAACGCCTTAGGGTCGCCTGATTGCAATGCGCTATATTGCTCGACAGTTAAAGGCGTATTAGCCTCTAAGTTTTGCTGAGACTTAACTGCGCCTTCCATTCTTTGACCTAATTTATTTCCGTACTTGTTTTGAAATGCCAATGGGTCTGTTTTATATTCGTTGAATAAAGAAATAGTGTCCTGCCCATCTGAGGGAGTATCTATACTTGCAGGAGTTGTTGGAGCCAATTCTGGAATTTGCTTTCGAATGCCACTATAGATTTGATCGGTCTGTGCCTGTCCAAGATCGGCTTGCGCTCCAGCAATGTCTTTCGCTAATCCTGCAACTTTGATAGCTCGATCCAATTCACTCTGTTTCTTTTGATCTTGCAACTGCCTGATTTGTGCGTATGAAGAAAGCCCCTGCTGAATAGCATCAGACGCAACTTCTCCAGGTTGCTTTCGATTCACGTATTCCTGAATTAACCACTCGGGTGGATTGAATTGAAGTGCCATGTTAGTACCCCTGATAGGCGGTTTGAGCTGCGCCACCTAGTCCCGATCCTACGCCGTATCCCGCTGAAGCTCCTTGAGGACCACCAAAATAAGCTCCAGCTCCAGCACCTACCAAGCCACCAACCAGCGCACCTATCCCATTGCTCCTCTTTCCATAACGCCTCAGATAATCGTCATAGGCTTGCTGCTGAAGATTGAAATTAGATAAATCCGAAGTTCTTCCAAGAGTGGCATCTTGCATTTGAGCGGCTCTCTGACGGGTATAGTCCTGGAGTCCTTGATAGTTTCCATAGGCTTGCCTGTAGGCATCTTGAGCGAGCCCTTGGCTTCCTCCATATTGTTGAGCGGATAAATTGCTGAGGAATGATTCTCTTTGACGATTTTGTTGTTGAGCGGCGAGTGCTAAAGAATTCGCAAATCCAGAAGACCGAATATCTCTTCCCTGATTGGCGAACGTATCCTGAATAGTTGGAAGAACTTGCTCGTTGTAATACTGCTGATCTTGTTTTTGAAGATCTGCACTGAGCCCCGATCTGAACTCGGCATCTTGTTTCTTTACAGCCTCAGGAAGCGCGGTTAAGAATTGACCTAGCGTGTAATCATCGACCTGTCCGGAAGCAAGCAATGATCCGAAATGCTTCTTCTCGGCATCCGTCGCTGATCGACCAAGGGTTGATTGGAACTGAGAGTCAATCGCGCCATAGAACTGAGGAGCTTTGTCTTCGTATTGAGCCTTTTGTCTTGCTGCGACTTTATCCGGGGAGTTGTAATCCTGAGCAAGCAGTGCAGCCCCCGTTCCAGGATCAGAAGCCCATATTCCTGCGTATTGATTGATTTCCTGCTGGGTCGGCTCTCTCTGATAATATTCTTTGAGTTGGTTGTAAAGAGAGGTGACATTAGCCCAATCGGTATGACCATTGTTCCAACTTGGATTTTGGGATAGCTCGCGAAGGCGATTAACGGTAAATACTCCTCGATTAGCCCTCGCTTCTTGATCGGCAGCGGTTCCTTCTCCTGATTCTGGAGGCGGTGCCCCATTACTCCCGAAATTTCTTTTATAGGCATCGTAGGCCATACCAGGGTTTGTGAATTTGGTAGCCTTTTTTAGAAAACTCATGTCGATCTCCTTAAATTAAATCCAGTATCTTTAGTAGTGCGTCAAAACGGTTTTCGATCTTTTCTTTTTGGTCCCTAACCGTTACGAGAAATGGAGCTTTGTCGACGATGACTCGGCCAGAGCTTCCTGCTAAGAAATCGCTGTATTGTTTCTCTGTAATGATTTCGTAATTCAGCCCCTCTTTCCTTAGAATCTTGTCTAACTCTTTTTCATCCTGAGCAACATAAATCGCCACGCGATCCCCTGAACGCCCATGAATCAAGACGAAAAATTTCAACGTACCCTCCGTGCCGATATTCGCCCGTATCCTGAATTTGTTCCACCAGAGAATGTGGCGTAAGCTTTTAAATAGATGGTTGTTGTTGTTGACGCTGATACACGCCAAGAGGGAATTGTGACGCTTGTGTCATAAGAGGTCGTGTTAGGAACCGTCTGAATAGCGTTGTCTCCGCGAGATCTATCTGTCGTCGTCGTTCCACTATAGGCCGACAAATATCCTTCCGCATAAGTACAGGTCATCCCAACGCCGCTATAAAAGGAAACTGTTCCCGAAACATCCCAATCGCCTCCAGACAGAGAAATAGAAGCTATGTTCTCCCATGTGTTATTGGTAAGAGCTACGCCAGTAGGGGCTACGGACGCGCTGGTGTATTCGCCAATCTGCCCAGAAAGAGCGCTATCGTCTGTAACGCTCCCCGTAATTGCTGTAGGTCCAGCGAGGACACTTCGAATATCGTGGTAAATATTCTTAATCTCATCGTCAAGCTTAGGGTTGTCTTTGTATTCATACTTAGGACCAGTTGCATAGGCCGCGTTAAAGAAAATAGCCAGGATTAGAAGGAGGCGCATTAGTTTGGCCTCCAGGGTTGAGCGGTGTATCGACATCGATAGCCCAACACTTCCCATTTTGGATTGACGGAATTGTCTCCGAATTTAATGCTGTAGAAAGTTCCGAGCTTCCCTGGAAGATTGGTCCCTTTTTTAATGATGGAACGATTGTTGTCGTAGAGATTCAGACTGTAGCTTGTCGTTGTAGATCCATCGATTTGATAGGTTGCTGTGAGCGTAGTTCCAGAAGCGGATTTAACAATGAAATCCGACTGGTCGAACGTGTTCTGAACGAAAGGATCTGCCCCAGAGAAGTCCTTCGATTTCCAATAAGCGTTTATTGCAACATTGTCATCGGTAGTAACGTCTCCAAACCTATAAATCTTTCCTGCGGAAGGACTGCCAAAATAGAGGCGTCCCTGATCGACCAAGAATCCATTCGAAGCAATGTCATCAATAAGCCATGTATTATTTTGAAGATCCCATCGGAAGATTCGATTATTTAAACCGGATGATCCAGACGATACGGCTACCCAGACAGACTCATTCCAGTATTTGATATAGGCTTTATCCGATGCGTTTCCTTCGTACCAGTTAAACGTGAAATCATCCATACGAGGCGTATCAGAGGCGGCCCCTAGCGTGAAGTCTGCACGCATCTGGAAGTATGTTCCAGTAGACGCCGAAACTACCGAATTCTTTGTTTGTGCCACCCAGACGGGTGTAGAAGAGGCAACGGCGAATGTATTGGTCGAAGAGCGAGTGTAGTAGGTAACATTTCCTCCGCTCATCGTTGAATCTGTTACGGTGAAGAAATCCCAACTTGTTAAGCTCGGGGCATTATTGACTGCGGAATAATAAGATCCGGTGGTCGCGGCTAATAGCGTGATGTCTTTGAATTTAGGTGTGTATCCGTTATCTGTTCCAGTGAATGTTGAAATGTAACGAATATACCGACTGCTCGCATTGGTTGTAATAGGGAAATCAGATTTAACTGTCCATGGTCCAGAAGCTGTTGGCCCAGTCTGGAATTCTCTAACGATTGTTCCGCCAGTCGTATCGAATGTGTAATCTCTAATTCCTGAAATAATATTTGAACTTAATCCCGTATCGTATGCCGATGACGTGTAAGTCCCTGAAGAAGCGTAACGCTTAACATTAACTATGAATACACCGTCGTCCGTAGGGCGAAGTCCGCTATCGCTGTCCCACATGGACCCGTTAGCGTATGGGTTGAGATCTGTATAGTCCCATTCGCATCGATTAGATCCAGATGATCCTCTCGCAATACGAATCCAATATTTTGTCGAAGCGTCTAAATGGACCGTATCACCAGGCGTAATAAGTGGAGAAAAACCGCTTCCTAATCCACATGAAAAAGTACCACTATATAGAATAGTCCCAGGACTATTTGAATTGTCAGACATTAACGCCGCTGTCAAAGTTCCGCCAGAATTGATTTGCGTCAAAGAGACCTGGACATCTACAGCAAGCTCTGCAACGGACCCATTCGTCGTAAAACTCTGAGCTATATAGTCATGTCCGCTAAGGACTACTGTCCCGTTGGTGGTCAATTGCTGCTGATCCGTAATCTGATTTCCAAGAAGTAATTGAATTTCTGTCGTTGTTTGCGTCGATGATGTGTTGGAGAAAGTTCCACCGGACCAGTCCGCGCTAGACGTGTCAATACGAGAAAACGAGCTAACAGTCACGGCTCCTGAAATGATGTTGAGATTTGTTACACCTGTAGGACTAGAGACACCCGTCTGAAAGTCGGATTGAGAAGTCTGAGTCCAGAGGCTTGATTTTCGACGATTGGCTGATACGACGGTCGGAGTAATGGATCGACTTAATCTGACCGTATTGGAACAGTCGTAATCGTAAATATGGGAATCGGACCCTCTGAAATAGACATGCCCGTTGTATTCGTCCGAAGAGTTATCAAGTGTCCCTATATTCGGAGAAACCGTAATGTTTTCGATGTCGTACTGATCCTTCCCAACAGAGTATCCAAAAGAGTTATCCTTCCACCATAAAAGCTTTCCACAGGCGTATTTAACGTGAGTAATGCGACTCCCTGGGGCCGAAATAACCTCTGTAAAAGCATCAGTGCTCAGTAATCCGGTTGTGAACGTATTGAATGTGTTGGTCTTAGAGAAATAGAGCGTCGATTCATTCCCCGATACTCCAGAAACGACCAATCGGTCCGGCGTAAACGTGAGCATCGTCCCAAGAGGAATTCCTGATTGGTAAGTCGTCGATCCAGCATTGCCGCCAGTTCTTACCGCTGAATCCCTAGAAGACGTTAAGCAATATGCAAAACCTACAGAGTCAGCACATTGCCAAGTGGCATTGAGCGTTCCTGTCGCTACATCAACGACAGCCCCACCACTAGAACTTGCTGACAATCGGTTATCGTTACCGTACAAATGAATCTCATTTCCATTAATATCTTGAAAGTGATAAATCCCATGAACCGCTGCCGTGCTTACCGTCAAAGTCTTATAAAGACCATACCCATCACGCTTATAGACAGATTTCCCGCCAGGTGTAATGTTGACGTTTAAAAGGTCCTGAGCCTCACTGTTATCAATCGTGGCTGGATTGTCTTGCGTATTGAGTCCGCTGAACGAATTGATGACGATATCCCCAGCAAAGACAGACGCTGATAGACTCAGTGCGAGAAGAGCCGATGAAAGTATCTTCTTCAGAAGTATCGTCCCCCACGCATTCTCGGAGGCTCTTCATGTTCCAAGTTCTTAAAGACTTGCACCACATCCGACAAAACGATATTTCCAATGCGCGAATAATCGGCTGACTTCTTTGAATTCTCATTACTCGGATCTCTAGCAAGCAATCGAGCTGCGGTGTGATACGCAATCCCATGGTCATAAGGCCTTAAAAGGCTGTTGGAAACAGCCCCCAACATAAAGGGAACATCGGTACTAGAAGACATTGGAGTGTGACGAACAATCGTTTCTACGACGAGATAGGCCCCTGCATCTGCATCCTGTGGAGTCGGGTAAAGAGAGATGTATTGATTAGAAGGATCTTCCGCTTCAATGTAGAAATCAGTCGGCGTCCCATTAATTGTCGAAATATCCGCATAGAGATAAAGATCGAAATAGGACTTCGATTTCTTTTTAAGATCCAGTCCTTTATGAGCTACGCGAGAAAAAGATAACGGGGTCTGAGTGAAAAGTGAGAGCGCATAACGACGAGTCCCAGAAACAACCGTTATCGTCGTGGTTTGCTTTAAGATCTTGGCTTCTAAATTCCACGTATCCTGCGTGTTGTCGAGTTCCGTGTTGATATCAGACGTTGTGTATCGATCATGATTCGGGTCATTGGTCAATGCCCCGATAAGGACCTGAAGTTCTGAAAGTGTCATTTAAACCCCCACCGCCAAAGAAAATTCGTCAGACAGATCACTCAAATCCCCTGCTAAAGGCTGATTGGCAATCTCTTTTAAATGCCGGATATATTTCGGAGCGTTGTTCTTAACGTTGAAATACTTTTTGACTTGCTTGTAAGCATTGCGTCCAATCGTTTCACGTGAAACACTATCCTCGACGAGAAATGACATTGCTTCCGCCCATTTTTGAAGGTCATTATCTTGGATAAGAATTCCCGTGTTTCCTTCAGAAATAGACTCTTTGAAATTAGAGATTGAAGTCGCAATGGTCGGAAGTTTTAGAGCGGAATATTCAAGCCAGCGAAGATTAGATTTCGAACGGTTGAAGTTGCAGTCTACGAGTGGAGCAATTCCAATATCGAACCCGAATGATGCCATGAACTTGGCATAGCGATTAATTGGCACAGACCGATCTGCATAATGGACATTTTTTAAGCCTTCGAATGGATAGGGTTTACCTAACAGCTCGCACGATCTCTGTAAGGCAGAATTGACGAGGCAGAAAGTGACTTCAGGGTATCGAAGAAGAACTTCTTTGACGGCTGGAGCAACCATCATCAAATCATTAAAATGAGCACGCCCTGCAATCCAACCTATCCGTGTTCCTTTGTGCTTTCGAACAGAGACTTGATCCCATCCAACGAACTTACTATCCCCTTTAAAATCCAGAGAGTTCGGGACTATGGAGATCCGTTCGTTGAACTGAGAATAAACATCTCTCAAATAGGGAGTAGAGACAATCAATCCGTCGGCATACTTCATCTGAGTAATGGACTCTTTACGATAGGAGCTATTCGCTTGATAAGCTTCGAACGCTTCGGACCACTCAGGAACGTCGACAAAGTTGTCGTCTAGCTCAATAAGCATCGGCTTCTGATATCGATGCTGCATTTCTAAGAAGAAATCGAGCGTATGCGGATAGTGAACGGGTTGCCAAATAACAACATCGGATTTATCGCAAAGATCTTCAATGTTCTCCCTGACATTCGGATTTTCTGCAAAGTCTTTTTGCCAAGGATGCACTTCGTTCATGTCGTACTGAAATGCAAATAATGCGGCTTCCGTATTGCGGTACTTCCTCATCTCGAAGGCATAAGAAGCCATCCGATAGTAATTGACCCCTGCATTAGAGGTCGGGATCATGGCTATTCTGAATGTTTTAGAGGGTCGCAAGGTATTCATCCTTTACTCGAAGAACTTCTTTTTCGTCCCTTTTCGCAGTAAGTCCTTCTGGCGATTTCCGTAGGTAGGAAAGAGGAGTTTTAATGTTTTTGAAGACGAATCCTTTTCGGTAAGCGTCCCACTGGAATTTCCAGTCATCAAGCCCGAGCTTTGAGAAAGCCCCGCCTTCATACTTAATCGCGTCCGCTACGCTCTTTCGATACGCCACGGTCGAATGGCAAATAAAATTAAGTTTCTTTTCTTTAGAGAGTTCTGCATCAAATGGTTCAGAGATGAACTTCTGCTGAACGTTTCCAAAAGAGTCGAGAGTAAAAAATGATCCATAAACAAAGTCGGGTTTCTTGAGTTCAAAGATTGTTAACGTGTCCTTTACGCGATTACGAGCGGCCATATCATCGGAATCTAAGACAAAGATGAGATCTGAAGACGCTCGCGCATTTCCAATATTTCTTGCTTCCGATACTCCAACGTTCTTTTCCAAATGAATAGGAATGATTCGAGAATCTGCGGCTAGTCGTTCATTCCCATTGACGTGAGCGTCGATAATTCGCTTTGTTCCGTCTGTAGAACCATCGTTTACAACGATTATTTCGATCTGTTTGATGGTCTGTGTTCTACACGACAACAAGGCCTTAGAAAGCGTTTTCTGTGCGTTAAATGCCGGGATGACGAAAGAGGCTCGTGGCTTCATGACACGACCTCCAGCACTGGCTTCTGAGCGTAGGAAAGCACCTTACGCTTGAATTCTTCAGGATTGACCAGGGCTAGATAGTATTCCTGAGCCTCTTTGTTGAATGGCTTTTGTTCTACTTCATGGATTTTCTTGTAAAGCTCTTCCTTGAATTCGTCCCACGTTAAAGTCGGATCTACGAATCCGCAGTATGGAGCCTGCACGTTCGAAATGACATTTCGACCATTAACGTGAGCCACGAGAAGAGCTTCATCTAGCGCCGCAAAGCTATAGAAGGAAAGCACGGCTGAGTAGTCGGATGTTTTACCAGCACCGACTCCAAACTTTATATGCGGAAGATCCTGCTGAAGTTCTTTCAGAAGCTTTCCGTAGTTCGCATCAGTAAGCACGAGGACCGAAAACTCTTTTGGAAGTTCGGTCCGAACGTTCTTTAAAGAGTCCCCATCCAAAGGAAGAGAAACGACTTCCGCACTAATCCCTAAACTATCAAGCTTTCCCTTCTCGTAGTCCGTATTGCATAAATTGATGACCTTCTTTCCGATGCGAATAGTCTCCATAACGACCGAGTATTTCGCTTCCATGAGTCCTTCAATTTCTGCCGGAAGCCAATACTGAATCTTCGTGACGGAATCTCCAATCCCTTCGAAGCGACTCAAGAATCCATAACCGAAACAAATGATGTTCTTATACGAATCAGGAAGTCGGCCTGTCGCCTTAATCACGTCAGCACCCAAGAGCTTGGCGAGCTTAATGGCACGATCTGGATAGTTCAGCGAATAGACACCTATCGATCTATCTGGAATTCCATGTTTCTCACGGACAATCCTCATTGTTTCTTCGCGCTTATTAAGAGCCCAACCTTCGGCAGAGATGGACCCTTCCCGAGAGACTTCCGTAATGAATCCTGATCCAGGGATGAACGATCCTTTACAGCCCTGCTCAACAGCGGTAAGCCAGAAATCCCAATCTTGAGCAGCTTTAAGAGATTCGTCCCACTTGGGAGCCTTCTCTCGCTTAATGGGAGCCATCGGAGAAATGTAATTTCCAGAAGTGAGGCTATAGGCATCGAATGGTTCAGAGTCGAATCCTCCGACTCCCCCTTCAAATTCATAGCCTGAATAGACGAAATCGGCCTCTGGAACAGCGTCAAATTCTTGAATCCAGCGTTTAGCGGCATCTGGCTTAATGAAACAATCCGCGTCCCAACACACGACATACTTTCCGGTGGCCAAAGAGGTTCCGTAATTGCGGGCTTTAGGTGCTCCTCCATGCTCAATCACATGGGACTGAACTTTAGGGAATCGCTTTGCTACGTTTTCCAGTGCCTCATTAGGACCATCAAAGACGGCAATGACTTCAATCTCTTTGAGAGACGAATCAAAGATAGATTTGAGGCATCGCTCAAACGTTGAGGGGTCCTTTTTGTAGACGGGAATAACGAAGCTCACGAGTAGCGGTTTAGACATGAACTATCTCCTTGTTAAATGAACTGAATTCTTCTTTAAACTTTGTGAACACTTCTGGAATTGGCTTATTCGACTTTTCGAACTTGAACGTTCCGAACTTTTCTGCGCCTTCTTCGAGCGTTACGCGGGGATGCTGAGTTGCCAGATCCTCAATGAGTTCTTCAGAGAAATCGGGATGCTGCGTTTTAAGACAAAGCTTCATCTTCTCTAGTCGTCGCGCATAACCTTTGAGTTCGCAATAGTGATTGACTCGGATTCCAGAATCAGAAACTTTGAAGGGATACTTCTTAAAATCTTCGGCGAAATGCTTATAGCTTCGTCCTGTAATATCGGAGTGATAGAAGTCTTCGTTTTGAGAACCATACCCACCGTAATAATGAAGACCGAACTTCTTTCGATGCAAGTTTTTCCACTTATCAGAACGTCCCTTCGTAATAACCGTCTGAAGATCGCCAGAGTAGGACGTGATATTTGTCCACCACGCTAACGACGCATCCCATGGAAACGAAAGGTTAACGGGATTGGTCACGATCATGTCGGGATGCAAGAACCACGCGGCTTCTCCCGTCATCTTGGAGATGCAATCGTTAAACGCTTTGTTATAAGCCGTCATATCGGAAGGATGAAACGTAGGTTGATCGATAATGACGAGTTTCTCGTGCGCGTACTTCTCTTTGATGTGATTCAAGAGTTCACGAGTTCCATCAGAAGACTTTTCATCCAACGCATAGATGAATTCATGAACTTGTTCTAGGCAGCTCATAATCGAGTAGCCAATAAAATCGACTTCATTTAAAACGGGACAGATCACTGAAATCTTCACGCAGTTACCTCAACATTCAGGCTGATTCGAATTCCGTTATGAGAATCGACGAGTTCAGAAGCATCTTCTAAGCCGAAAGGAAGGCTGACGACTCGTTTAATATCGGCGAAACCCGCCTTATGGCAATCTCTCGCAAGGGAGGCGAACGTAAAATTGATGTAGTGGAAATTAAGAGGATGAAGCTGATCGCCCCACAAAAGGAACTTCACCCAGTCCACAAGCCCTTCTTTTAAATAGACTCGGACAGAAGCGTCAAAATCGGGAACGGATAACCAAAGTTTCCCCTTTGGAATAAGCACTCGCTTCCATTCCTTGAGAACTTGAACTGTTTCCGTATGCGGAAAATGTTCTAAAACATTTGAACTGTAAATCTCAGTCACACTTTGATCCTTAAACATCGACAAATCTTTAACATTACTCTGAACATCAGCTCCATCTCGTAAATCCACCGTTAAAAACCCAGGGATACGTCCTTCTCTAAAGCCTTCGCCACATCCGCCCAAATTAAGACGAAGAGCCCCTGTAGAGTTCATAGATTTCTCTAATTCGTCTACAGGGGCCTTAGTCATTTAGAGCTTCTCGTGAACAAACAAGATGCGTCCAGCAGACGGATTGAGGCATGCCGCTGCGGCATAGATCTTGTACGTAACGGTCGAGAACTGATTAAAGGCGTCCGCCTTGTCGGGACCGCGAGCAATAATCATTTCCACCATGCCACCCAGAGTTGTCAAACCGTAAGCCTGTTGTCCGAAAATAAAGACAAGGTTCACAGAGTGAGCCGTAACTGCGTATCTGGGACATTCCGTCGAAGACACGAATCGAACGCCTTCCACAGTGCCTGTTTCGCCCTTGTACATGGTTTCCTTGGAATTTTGATACTGATTCCAATTGATCCAAGTAGGATCTTTGCGAAGCGTGTGGAACGCATTGGGATGTGCGTATCCAATGAAGAAGCCGTCTGCGAAAGGACGAGCATTATGCAAGCGCAAGGGTTGAACAGCCTTACGAATGGAATACACGGACAATTGCGCCGATGTGGATGGTGCTGTTTTGCTAACTGCCGATAAGCGAGTGGTCGAAGCACCAAAGACCGCAGGGAACTGGAATTGCAAGTTCGAAGCGTTCATGGTTCCTGTCACTGCACAGAAGGCAGAGGCCGGCGAAGACATAAACACGGACAAGAGCGTTGTCGTGCTTTGGTTTCCACCCATGCTGTTCTTAAAGATTCCGAGCTGACAGATTCTTTCGACTGTTTTTGCAGCCGAATCTGACAGCACATCCATTGACCCGTTTATCGCGTCAAAAATGGCCGTCATCTGAATCAAGTCTGTGAGCTTATGGCCTCGTCCGTAACCGGCAATCGTCGCTGTTACTCTGCGCGAAGAGAGGGCTGGAAGTGAGTTCGCTGTACCTTCACCGAGCGTTGTAGATGCGGCTCCGAGTGATCTCCATCCATTCCAAGTCGCTGTTTTACCGTTGCGAAGAGGAAGTTCATCCCGTTGCGCGAATTCGACGAGTTTTACTTGTGGTTCTAACCGTGCAAGCATCTTTTGACTGAACCACGACTGCATCAAGTTGTCGTTGTTCGTGGTCGTTGTATTTGTGTCGGCCATGATATTCGTCTAGACCTAGCCCGATTAAGGGGTGCATCTAGACGCCGTAAATCACACTTTTTGTTTTAAGCGGACGGACGAATCAAATCACCATCGGTCCGAACGAGCAAAATGAGCACGAATCGCAGCATCAGCGGCGGCTTCTTGCTTCTTGTCGTGTAAGTCAACCCCGTTAAGGATTGCAAACGGATTCTTCGGATCTAGGCCATTTGATACCGATGGAGTGGGAGGTGGTGAACCGCCGCCCAAAATCGGACTAGCGGGTTTGCTTGGCTGTGCTTGAGTTTGTTTAAACTCACCAAGTTGCAACCTCTCCTTGACTTCCAACCAAGCAGCTTTATGAGGGTTTTTTAACTGCCAGAGTGCAGGATTTTGGTCGAGTTCTTCCTGAATCGCCTTATAAACCGTCTGGTTTAAAATGCGCGGATCTTTCTCTGCGATTTGTCGAATGTTTTCACGAACTTGATTAGCTTTCTTCTCTTGCTCCAGTGGAGCAAGCTTGTTTTGTAGAAATACTTCCATCAAATTCGCCACAGTTGCCGCAGGATTACGCTGAAAATCCTGATTGATTAAGTCCTGCAACTGAGCATCCGACATTTGCTGAGGCGGAATCGATTGAACAGGAGGAGGAACAGGAAGTTGCTCCGCAATACGCTGAGGATTCGGCGTGTTACGAAAACGAGTTTCTTTTTCCTGATAATCCTTCACGAAATCTTCAATCGATTTCTGAACTTCGACTAAACCCTCTTCTTTCTTGGCAATAGCCTCATCAAGTTGCCTGGTTGAAGCCTTTAATTTCTCAACGTCCACTTCTCCATCGGGTTTTAAGAACTTTTCAGGAACCTGTATTTTCGGAGTCTCCACAGGGGGCGCAGCCGGAGCCGTCACCGTAGAAAGATCTGAAACCGTTAAAGTTTCAGGATTCAATCCCTGTTTCTCTGCGCTAAATATCGCCGCGCGTACCGCGTCGTCATCTAAAGGAACGACTGGAGCGGGTTGTGATACCGTCGTAGGAAGTTCCGTCACGGGGCCTGTCATAATCATGTCTTCCATCATTTATCCTTGACCGCCTCTTGAGAGGTTATGGTCGCCTACTGTCTAAGCCAGTTAGCCCGTTCATCGCATTTGATGAATTGTGTATTGGCTGGCTTTCTACCCTTTTCCTAGATAAAAGCACCTGTTCGAAGACGTACTGTAAAGTCCTTCGTCGGGCACTCTTATCCTTTATGTCCTGCTCTTTTTTCTGCAACAAATCGTGATCGATAGAAATGTTCAAATTCTGGATCTCTGCCAATAACTCTCGAATCCAATGCGCTCGAACAGAAGAATCATTCAAAGCCATCACAACTTCTTGAATGTTGATCTGTTGGATCTCTTCAACTTTGAATATGTCCGTTATAAATTTGATCGCTCTCATGACACTGGCGCTCTATTCAAAGGATTTGGCGGCAAGAAATTAGGACGATCCCCATTAGGACCGCCTTTCATTCCAGGAGCATCAGAAGGAGGCATCGGAGCCCCAGGCGCACCTGGAGGTGGAAGAATCGGCATTGGAAGCACCATCTTCTCTGCCTCGTCGTTCCCCATCAACTTTGCGGAATACTTCGCTGCTTCGGACATGTTGAGAACAGGAGCAAAGAGTTTCGCCCAATCCATAAACTGAGCTGCTTTCGTGAGCTTGTTTTCCATCGAGAATATCCCCATCGGCTTGAAGCGATAAGAACGATAAATCTCTTCGGGAGGAACAAACGCGAAGGCCAAATAACGAGGGACTAAATGGGGCATCGGAGGAAGACCTGGGATCGGCGAAGGAATAACGCCGATTTGAATGGGCTCTTCCCCAAGAATCGTTTTAAGATCCTCGGGGGTTAGTTCTTGATAGATAAGCCCATAGGTTTTCTCTGCAATTCGGTTTAAGAAGGCGGCTTCACTTATCATTCCGTAGGCGGCGATGCGCTCATTAAACATTTGCCGCAAGAGTTCCATACCGCCAAGCGTTTGATTTGTGTCTTTAACAACTCCGACTGATCCGAGAGTCATACGATTAGCACCTGTCTTGTCCTGGACGAGTCGTTCAATATCAAAGCGATGCTTAAAGTAGGAATTCGCAAGATCTGGAAAATCAAGCGTCATAATCCCCTTTCTTACGTCATCAACGACGGATTGTTTAAGTCGAATGATTCCACCAGGCTGTGACACAACATCTTGCTCAATATTGACGAGAGCGTTCTCAAGAACAACGAGCATCTTATTGAGAAGCAAATTCATGTTGTCGATCCCGAGATTCGTATGCTCATTGATCTCGTCTTGATCGTCTAAAAGCATCTTGCAGATACCTTTTCCGTAGGTATCGCCTGTCCGAATGTAGTCGTCTTTTAAAATGGGTGGCTCTGCGTCGAACTTTTCGTTTTCTTCCGAAGCAAGCAGCGCAATTCCTGAAGCAACCATCGCTTTCGCCGGAACTAACTCTTCGGCTTCATCGCCTTCTGGGATGTCAAATTGAATCCACTTCCGAGGTATTTCTCCCCAGAATTCCCAAATCGTGTGCTTCTTTTCAAATTTGGACAGAATGCGTTGCGTATCAAAATAGCCTTGCTCATTTTTGATCGTCTGAAGATCCGCTTCGAACTTTTCACCTTCGCTGATATCTTCGATCTTGTCTCGAACATCGAAGAATTCTCCGCGTTGGATGTATCGGACAATATCGCCATACGTCATTTTGTCTCGATGAATGACTCGATCCCACGTAATCGTATTCGGCTCAGGGAAAATGTCTCGAATATGGACATGCCGAGCAGACATGCAATTCTTAATGAGCACTTCAACGTTCTGAAATCCAAATCCTTTAATCATCGGCTGAGGCATAGGCGTTTCGCCCATCAATGCGGACTCTGGGGCAGAATTAACGACTTCCTCCGGCGTTTGCTCAATTGGAACTCGTCGTCGGCGGGTGTCCACCTTCTTTTCCCACAGCAACTTAATGAATCCTGACCCATACCGCACTTTCTCTTTCATGCAGTCGTAATACGCGACCTTGAGCATGGATTTCCGAAACTCATAATCCATCGTTTCTTGAATAAGCTTCGCTTGCAGCTCATCTCCAGCGGGTCCGGCTTCCATTTGGATAGGGCTCGACGGAGCCATTGCTGTTTTAAAGAGCTGCGACGTAATAATCTCAACGTTCTGAAGCGTAATATCGACGAACATCGTCGATTGCCATGGTTTTTTCATGGCCTTCTTGGTTGGGTCATAAATGGAATGGAAATTTCTATCGTAGCGGTCCCATTCCTCATGGAAACGAGTGCTTCTCCAGTCCCAACTCCGACGATAAAAGCTCTGAATATAATTCAGAAGCTCTGTTTTTCTAGTTTCGATGAGTGGATTCTGCTCTTCCATTTAGTTGATCCGTTGATGCTTAAAACACACCTGATTTTGACCCAAGGCCACAGGATCACTACACCCTGGCGCCTGACACGTTAGTTCACTTTGGGGCGATAACGTGACAAAGACTTCAGGAAGTATTTCGACTTTCTGAGGAACTTGTTCGACGAATGGCTCTATTGGCTTTTTTCTCGCCACGACTTTTTTTAATCCTTTCTTCATATTCTTAGCAGCGTGGTTTTTTGGGTTTCATAGATTCCCCCCTGGCTCGGCAGTGTGATGTTCATTTTTCTTTTGCTGAGAAGTATGAGTGGCGTCCACTTTATGCGTTTCTCCGCTTTTCCCAACAGTCTTCTTCCATGACAATTTCGAACTCTGATCCGAAACAGTCTCCGGCTCATAAGTCGGTCCGTCATAGTTGATATTCGGCTGCTTTACTGACAATCTATTTCCTAGTCTGTCGTCCATAATGTCTCCTTATGCGGCTTCTCCGACTCGTCGGTCTAACAAAGCTCCGTAATTCACTAATGGTTTGTCCTGCACTGCTACTTGTGATCCACAACGATAAAAAGCGTTTGCGGATGGATTGTTTTGAGGGATACGCACATGATGTTTCCCTGTGTTTGGGGAAACCATGTCAGGATGAAAACAATACGCAAGTGCATCGACGAGATCGTCATGCTGCTTAGACGTATCCCCTAAACGAAATGAATAAATTTGGTCAAGAAGAAGTTTCATCTCAGGATGAACGTGAATACTTCGATTTTCCCATCGGGGAACGAGTCCACCGATGCGCGATTGATCGTCTTTGCTCTTTCCACCGTGAGAGAGTTCCACGTACTTGAAATCCCATAGATTGAAGCGAGTTCGTTCTTCTCGGAAGCTGTACTCTAAAGCGGTCCCTTTCTTCTTTTCGATCCCGACGACTTCAGGGTTATGAGCGCGGATCGTCTTCATCAGCTCTTTCACGATTTCGCCAGGATCTTCTTTTCGAATTCCTTTAGCTTCTAAAACGTAGGCATGATTTCCGTGGGTGAATCCGACGGTCACAATCGCGGTATAGTCGCCATCATTCTCAGTGTACGCTGGATCACAAACGGTCACGATATGAGCAAAACGAGACGGTAATTCTCGGTAGAGCGTCTCATACTGCCGCTTAAAGGGTTGAGTAGATGGGTCAACGCGCTCAAGAAGATACTCACGAGCAAAATGAAGTGATCCCTGCTCTTTACGTTTCAGCTCTAATGCTTTTTTAGACCATAACTCTGGAAACAGCGGTTCCCCTTGCGCGTTGAGCGCAGGACGCTTCCATTTCGCATAGGCTTCGTTTCTTTCGATCTTCTCAAGCAAGTCACCGAAATTCACCGGAGTCCCGATACAGGCTAACTTCGTTTTCTCCATGGCCATTCCAGTAATAACGCCAAAATAGGCGCGCTCTTGATCTTCGTCCGACATACCGCCCATATCTTTGAGCGGATCGTCGACGATAATGTCGTCGGGATGGCGGCCGCGAGAGGAAGTTCCAAATCCTAAGCCTGAAATCGTTGAACCATTGGCAAAACTGAGATGATCGGTTCCCCACAGTTCTTTGGTTGATGGGCGAAGAGGTTCAAGAAGCTTATTGCTTTCAACCGTGATGCGGAGTTCGCGGATAAGGCGTCTTACCTGATCCTCGGAATAACTGACCAAAAGAATGTCGCGTTTACCGCGAATAACTCTCCAAAGGGGGTAAGCCAAAGCCCAGAAAGCGGATTTACCGTGACCACGAGGGGCTTGAACGAGAAGACGATCATTGTTCTCAATCGCATCGGACCATTCTTGGTAATGACTCGGCCAACGCATCTGAAGAACATGAGTTGTGAAATATTTAAGAGAGTGTTGAGCGAGAACCCAAGGATTAACCGTTGACAACGCGCGCCTCCGTCTCAATCGGCTGATCCGCTAGTCGGTCCGCAATTTCTCGTAGCTTCTTTGCCGTCTCTTCGTCGACAACCGGCATCTGAAGGAAATTCTGTTGAATGTTGACTTGCGTCGCATTGCTCGGCTTATACGAACCCTGAATCTTCGCTAACTCTTTCAAAGAATCTCTTGTTGAATCATCAAGAGTTCCCCCTCCGATAATGTTTTCCACATGTCGCGCCTGAATATACGCCGTCGAAGGGATTGTCGCGAGAGCTTTATCGCGCTCTTCTTCCAGCTTAAAGCAATCGACTTTCTTTTTAATACGAATCCCTTGCTCTCTATTCAGTTGCAACTGTTCGCAGGTCTTTTCAAAGTTCCACGACAATTCTCGCCACGTCTTCAGAAACAGCCAATCATTCGCAGTCAATGTCTTGAGGTGCTTTCTCATGTCGAAGGTTTGAGGCGTGAGAAGTTCGCCCGCGTCGTCGTATTTCAGCGGGACAAGCATCTTGTGTCGATGGATGGACGCTTTTCGCGTTCGAGAGGAGAGGTCTTTGGCTGCGTCGTCGATATGACGCCGATATTCTTTCATAACGATCCGAGGAGTGGACTCTCGTCGACTCACTCGGTCGGGTCACTAAGTTGCGCTTATGAGACCAAGAGGGGCATAAGAATCATAAGCTGAAGCTTAAAAAAAAGCGCAATGAGCCCGAAAAATTATTTCGGTCCATAAGCGCATTTAAAGAATAGCTTAGGTTTTTA